GATCTCCGATGTAAAAGATTCTTCTTTCTGGTGCTCTTGAAATACGATATATAACCAGCGCATCTTCAATCATTCTCAGTTGATTAACTGGTTTAATTGCTTTGTGGAGATGGGAAAGAACAAGACCTTTCTGGGCATCAATTAGACCAGATGGGCAATATGCTATTGAATCTTTGGTCAACCTTAGTCCGGATGCTGACCCTGTTGCATATTCTATACCTTTTTCGTTGTAGACGTAAAACTCATCGACTCCTACAACTACATCGGCTCCGTCTTTGTTCTTTCCTTTTTGTATCTCCCTCATTTTTTTGATCTTGCGAGGATCAATATATCTTAATTCAACAAGACCATTTTTGGGATTATTTGAATCAATAATTTTATGATAGTATATTCTTCCATCAACATACCATCTTCTGAAAATGTCATGTCCTTTGGCATTGAAATCCAAAAGACTTAAAATGTTATTAAATTCTTCTCGAATTTTCTTTTTTATCTTTTCGGAATATTCCAATCTATCCAATGAGACAGATACTGATTGATCTCTCTCATCGGATACGATTGCTTCATTTACGATATCTTCAATTGCAGAATCGCATTCAGGGTGCATTGCAATATCCCGATATCTTCTCAGAAGATCAAGTTCTCCTCTATCTCGACCTTCCATGTCAAGATATTCTGAGAAGAACCCACCTCCTGCAATATCATAAGAGCCATCATCAGAGGTTGGAAAAGTCGGCTGATTTTTCTTTACCTCATCAGCAGCTCTTGTGATTTTGAAACCAAATATTTGTGCCATAATTTATTTTATCCTACTATTGTTGTAGAATTATTTATTATACCGCTTGGAACTCCATATATCTCCAAGTCACATCAAAAGTTTCGACTTCATTTCTTGTATCCCAATTTAATTCAATTGGAGCTACAGTAGTTGGCCAACAACTCTTTAAAACATACTCTTTCAATTTTTCATTCTCAGCGTTTCTTCCAAATTGAATTACACGCATGTCTGACATAAATGAACTAATTTCAGTAGTAGTACCACCACTAGCAGAAACGTTTGTATTTACATTATTAATATAATTCATCCAATCTTCCAAAGCATTTCTTACACCAAAATCCGTATCATTAATGACTGTTGTTGTCCATGTGTCAAAGGTTCTATCACCATCGATGTAAAGAATTCTACCTCGATAGTTTAGAGCAACTTCTTCAATAGTATGGCCTGGAAGAGATGCTGCTTTGATATAAAAACTAAAAGTTGATCCTTCAAATGAAACTCCTGTTGGAGCTACCATTTGAACTTCAAATTGATTCGCTCGAGCGCCACCAAATTTGAATTGTGATTTAAATCCATCAAGACCTAATGTAGTTGCCATATTAACCTCCTATCTCGCTAAATGCCACACCAGTCCTTACAGCAATAAAGTTGAGTGTGATAAAGTTAATGGAACGAGCAGGTTTAATATAGATATCTGCCACAAATTCATTTCGATCAATTACCTCTCCAGTATTGTTAGAGCCATCACAAACTACATTAAAATCTGTAATACCTCTTCTACCTTGCACATCACGCAAGAAAGGCTCAACTAAAGACTTAAACTGTGCTCTGGTAAAGTCATCATTGAACTCAAACAATTGGAATTTAGCTGCTCTTGCAATAGATTTTTCAAGTACCAAGAACAATCTTCGTACGTTGATTCTATCAAATGCGCTTGGCTTTGCCAATGCAGTTTTATCTCCGAAGAGAATCGTTCCTTGTCCTGGAAATGTAACCACAGGGTTAATTCTAGCAGGATAAAGAATGTCTCTTTGAGATTTGGTTGGATTATATGCCAACTTTACTGCGCCTCTAATTTGACCTCTGTTTAGACCTCCTGGAGAAAACCAAGGATCAGCAACATTGTCAGTATTAGCACATAGTCCAGCAATGTCACCATTCAATGGAACATATCGATATACATCGTTATATCGATCATACATGTACTTGTATCCAGAATCGAATACTGCGTATGAAGAACTTGCGATTCCATCAAAGAATGCCTTGACATTCAATGTTTGTGTAATACCGCTAGTAATACCTACAACATCTTCTCTTCTTGGTGAAACGAAGGCAACACAATCTTTTCTGCCTTCAACCAAGTCAATCATACCAACAACATGAGTGGTACCATCTGTGCTATCAGGTGTTTTACCACCCATAACTAGATTAATATCAACAATGTCTGGATCAGCAAAATAATCATAAGCCAACAATGTTTCACCAGATGTTGGTGAGAAATCGTCAGTTGCTGTTGACAATGTATCAGCAATAGGTAGTGTTACATTTGTGAAAACCTTTACTGTACTTACTGATGTAATATCAGTTCCCCAGTTTGTTCCTGCAGAAGGATGATCCATCCACCAAACGTATGCTGAATTTCTGTTCATAATGTCAACATAGTAATTTGTTCCACCTTGAGCAGTTTTTGCTTTTGGGTGTTTAGAAACAAATTCAAATGTTTCAATTACAGCATTGCCTCTGTTTCCAGCAACATCACTGTCATATCCAGTAATTTTACCTTGAGTGTCATACACAACGATATGCATCTCATCAGCATTTGTTGATCCTAATCCTAATCCAACTGCCCAATCAGAAGTTCCTGGAGCAGCATCAAATAGATCGTAGTATTTCCATCTTCTTCTAATTTGAGTGCCAGAAGCAATTTCTGTTTTTAATCCGCCACCCTTTGGATCATCAAATCTTCGAATGGTCAAATCTCCTGCACCAGAAGGTGCAGAAATAGCAGTTACTTCATATTGCTGTCCTGATGTTTCTTGAAAATAAACAACATCACCGACTTGGAATCCTGAAGTTTCTGTTACTGCAATTGATGTTTCATTTACAGGCTCAGTTGCTGTTGTAGTAGTAACATTCACTTTTTCATATGCATCAGCACTTCCACAAATAGAAACACCTAGTGAATTACCCCATTCTCCTGGATACTTGGATGCCCAGTTACCAAAAGAACCTTGCCCATCAGCATAGTTGTTATCATAATCATCATCATTGGTAATTTTTACACCCAACTTTGCAATGACTGTTGCTGAATTAGCTGGAGCAGAATCCATTGTAAGTGTTGTTCCACTTACACTGAATGCTGTGGTTACAGTTCCATCAACAGCTACTTCTAATAGATCAGCATCAGTTACTGTTTGTGATAAAGTGAAATCAGTTGTAGAACCATCTCCTGTACCAGTAAGAAGCGAAACGCCACCACCTGAAACTGCATTTCTTGCACCTGTTTCAATTCTGACAACTCTGAGAGCATTGCCATATTGCAAGAAGTTTGCGGCAGTAAACCAATTTTCAAAGTTTGTATTATTTGGTTTACCAAATACTTGAATCAATTCCCGTTCTGAACCAATTGGAATAACTTCATTCATTGGGCCTTTTTCAAATGCACCAACTATTGCACCAATGGAAGTAGCAGAAGCAGGAACGACATTCGTCAAGTCTATCTCTTTTACGAGAACACCTGGACTTACTTGAAATGCCATTTTTCATTTCTCCTAAAAATGTTGAAAATCATATAGTTTAAGTTTTCAATACAATTATTTATAAAAAAATGATTTTCACCATGGTGTGTCATATGAGCAAACTACA